CTTGATCTCAGGGTTCTTCGACTTGAAGGGAAACGGTATGTCACCTACGGCTAGCTCGGCCACGTCGTGCATTCGAATATACCGCTCGACCGGGCGACTCAGCTCGCCGAAGATCTGCTCGTACACGAGCGCGACTTGCCAGCTATGCTCGCCGACTGTCTGCACTTGGATGGTAGGCCAAGTATGGTATCGCTTGATACGGCCCGCGAAAAATACGCAGTCGGTGACAAAGTCGGTCATCTCTTTTGCCTATCTGAATTGTATAGTGAGCACGGGTTGCTCCAATGTAACCACTCACCCTCGATACAATGCAACTCTGCACCGCAGTGCTTGCAGTTGCTAATACCGGCATCCGGGTCTATTGGCTCACATTTAGCAGTGATATTACATACCGGCTCGTCGGTCATATCCACTCCAATAAAATGCCGGTCGCGGGGTCGGAGGCCCCCACCGGCTCTAGGTGCGGCTGCGCCTAGCCTACCGTTATTCTTCCTCGATGAAGCCTTCGCCTATGATACTATCTCCGCCCGGCCTGGGCAATATCGTACCATCGGCAGCTGGGATAGGCGGCTCGTGATCCTTCAGCAGTTCACGCGCCTCTTGCCGTTCACGCGGCGGCAGAGCCTTGGCGGCGTCGTGCGCCCGCGCGGCTACGGCCCGGCTCACACGCGAGAGCACCTCCACCTTACCCTCGCCGCCGCAGACATCGCACGGTCCCCACGAGTTCAAGTCCCCGGACGCCTTCATTACCTGCCCGGTGCCGGAGCAGGTGTCGCAGTCACGAATCTTCTTGATGGTGCGGAATACAGTCATTATTTTCCTCCGGCTTTTTCAGCCTCTACTCGAGTGATAATAGTTCCTCGATGGAACAATTCCGATACAGCCCCTACTCGTAACCTAAGACATGAACTCACCATATAATGTTCTGGTGATCTACGTCCCCGTTCAGCTCGTGGGGCTTCATTTTCATAGAACATTTTATGAAGCCGATTATACACAATTTTGGGTGTAAGTGGTACCCCGCGCCCCGCTAAATAGATATCTGCAAATTCAGGAAAGATATTTGTCAATGACTGAAAAAGAAACTTACCAGTCACACCTTGTTGCTTCCAATCTCGACGTATCTCTACACTTGGTCCAGCCTTTTGTTCAGCAATGAGTCCTATCAATATAAGAGCTGTACGTCCAGCAGCGTAGTTGCGCCATTTGTAAACGCTATGTCCACCCAATTTTCGCTTATAATTGGGTCGGGTTTTGAATCCCTCATACAATACCCCATTTACCCTCACGCCTTTATTCTCCTCTGCAGCCACGCAACGGTAGCTTCGCGCCAGTCCGGCGCTTGGATCTCGTTCGCCCACGACATAGCCGAAGTCTCAAGGTTCCCGGCCTTGCGCTCGATGTTCGCCATGAACATAGGATAGGCCGTCGTGCCGAGGAACGTGTTGGTAGCGTACCGGCCCGTCTCGGGGTTCTCGACATACTGCTCGATATCGAAGTCGATGTTAGCCGGGTCAGTAACGAGCGGTAGCGTACCCGGATATTGCCGGTCGGCGTGACGGTCGGCTGAACCTTGGTCAGCGAGGTGGTGCGTATTGTGGTACATATGCCAGTTCCAAGAGAACTGGGTCAGCTTCCCGAGCCTCACGCCGAGCCGCGCCGCCAGATATTCCTGTAGGATACTGAAATGAACCACGTTCGCGCCGTATGCGCCCCATACAATATCGTTGGAGCGACAGGTGATGCACATATCCAGTTCACGTAGATCAGCCTGCACCGCCAACCCGCTGGCACTGATCCCAGCAGTGTTTGGCGTGATACGTATGCGTAAATAGATTTGGGTATTGCACGGTCGATCCTTCAGGCCGGGGACCCCTAGGTCCATCTCCGCGTCCCACATCTGGATAACAGCCTGTCGGCTGTATGGGTCATCTACTAGGATCTTGACCACCTTGTTTAGCTGGTCCAGATTACCGGCTCTGTTTATATTGTGCCGATCGATGAAGTGTTCGCGCCAGCGGTAGCCATAGGCCCCGTGCAATGTGCCGTCAGGCTCAGCGTACCGGGCGGAGAAGTCGCCGACGAACTGATCAAGCCACGTAGCATCGTTACGCCCGGCGAGCATCCAGAGCGCCTCGTGCAGATGGAAGATCGGATTGGCGTCGCGTACTGGGTCCAGCAGCACCCGTTGGTCCGGGCGGCTATAGATAGTCGTCACCGGCCACGGCGCGACTCGTACAGGTCCGTTGCGCGACACCTCGGCTAGACCATAATGGCGCATAAGGTTAATTGCCTGCGCCCAGGCATAATTCACGTTTATCGCATTTATAGTCTTCATAGCCCGAGTAACTCCATGACACGTGGCAGCGCCGCATCGCGCCCTAGCTCCTCGACCACTATACCCTCTTTACGGTTGCTGCGGTTAGTCACCGTGAGTGTATGATGCTTGGCGCGGGTATTGTCTTCGTTCAGCGGCTTAGTGTTACCGATCGCCGCCCGGCGAGCCTTGACTGAAGAGATACAATCCGCCAGTGGCGTCGTCAGGTATACCACGGTCAGCGGCGCGATCGAGTTCATCCGCTTCAACCGCTCTACTCCGTAGGACGAGACCATAAGCCCCTCCAAGAGTACCGCCCGGCCCGAGATAGCTTGATCCATGATCACGGCCTCCACGTCATCAGCCGCGCCACGCCAATTCAGGGTGTCGCAGCCACCGCAAGCCGCTTCGTACCGGCCCATCAGTACCAGAGGTGGCTCGTCCCATACATAGGCCCCGGTTTTCCACTTGGCCTGTGGCTTGTCCGGGGGACCCAGCGCGATGGTATGCGCCTTCGCTAGACCACCCGCCCGCGCTATGACCTGCTCGGCAATGAAGGTCTTACCGGCTCCCGACGTCGCTCGTATCAAAACGATGTTCATCAGTCAACTCCCTCAGGTATTTGGCGAAGTGCTCGTTCTTCAGAGCGCTGATACGAACCGCCTGAACCCGGCGGAGCGCCTCGACCCCGGTTATACCCTCTAGCCGTATCAGCGTAAGTGCCGATAGTAGTCCTGAACGGTTCCGCCCGCCGTAGCAGTGCGTCAGTACACAACCGCCGTTGCAGATCTCCCCGGCCACGCGGTTAGCCAGCCGCCAGTATATCTGGATAGCCTCCTCACGAAGCAACCCGTCGGGGAGTGACTGCTGATGGTACCAGTTCACCGAATCCCGAACCCGTATATCCGGTGTATGCCACAGGTTCACCACGCCGGTTACGTCGCGGGCTTGAAGCATCTTCACCGCGTTCGGCTCTATATGCGTACGCGCCGACTGCAACAACTTACCGGGTATGATCTCATAGATTTTCATTGTCATCGGGCTTATCCATGAACTTCAGTTTTGGTAGAGTGATACGTGATTTCTCTACCCTCTTTACAGACGGCACCTTCCCGGTAGCCGCCGCCTCCCGCCGTGCCTTCTCTTGTGCCTTCTTGTTGGCCTCAGCACGTTTACGACCATCAGCCGCCGCCTGCTGCTGCTTTATCATTAAGGCGCGATAACTGTCCGTCTTTGGGGTCTTTACCACAGTCTTCTTCCAAGCGTTTCGACAGTTGATCAATTTCATCAGCCGCCTCAAGCAGCAACGGCACGTCAGTCAGATCGTTGTGGTACGCCTGCCTCAATTTTTCAGCGATCTTATTCACAATATATAGCTCACCAACACTAGGCAAAGTACCACCACTACGAGAAAGGCCCCAAGCATAGCCTCAGGCCCGTGCATCAGTTAGTTGTCCCCAATACATAGGCTTCGCCATATCAGTAGTGCTCTTGTAGTCGAAGAGCAAGTCGGTCCACGTGTAGTGGTTGACACTGAGGCACCGCCCGACTTCTTTGCGCGGGCCGTCCCAGCCGTTCAACTCGCCGAGGTGCGCGTGGGGAAACAGCTTCTTCCGCGTCTGCCATATGCTTGATTTGTAACGACCCCACTCGCTCTCCGCCCGGCGCGCATAGCCTAGCTCAGAGTCCAGCGACCGGCCCGGATACTGCTTCTTACTTTCCCACGATTCGCGGTATTCGCAGAGCAGAACCTGTAGCTGGAACATATCGATCAGCACGCCGTACTCGTCGTTCAGTAGGGTGATCGCGTCCTCGCAGCTTTGTCGGGCCATTTTCAGCGCTTCCGGGGAGTTCGATTCGTTACCGAGTCCCCGGTCAGGGAAAATGTAGCCGAGCGTATGACGCGGCGACCAAGCATCCTTCGGACGGATGTCGGGCGACTCGACCGCAAGGCCGAGATACCGGCGCATGTACTCGATGAGCTTGATACCTGTGTACCGGCCGATGCGCGGTCGCTTGGTTATCGTCTCCCACGCGACCTCGTAGGCTTTCCTCGGCGGTAGCGCCGCGCACTTCTCACGCAGCCTATCAAATTCGCCGCGCTTGATGAACGCCACGGCCCCGCTCAGGTATTCTTCCATCCATTCCGGGCGGCGTACGGTCTTGCGCTCATTGCGAGTGGTGATCTTCTTTTCGGCAAAGGACCGGATCAACCACTCCTCCATCTGCTTCGGAAAGGCTAGGGCATCGCCATATGTCCAATGCTGCCAGATCACCTCGGCGTAGGGGACGTTGTACGGGCCGATATAGCAGAAGGCCCGCCACTGCCGCTCATTATCGTTAGCGG